CTGATCGAAAAATCCGTCGAGGTACTGAATTATTCCAAGTACCCGGACGGGACCCTGCTCCCGACCTGTACCAAGTACATGCATGCGATCCTGTCGCACACCGCGCGCCCGGGCGATGTGCTCGTCTTCGCCTTCGACGTTGACCCACATCACATGGGGATCGTCGCCGAATTCGACGGGCAGCCGACCGTGATCCATTCCTACGCACAGGCGCGCATGGTGGTCGAGAACAACATCGATCCAACTTGGCGCCCGCTGATTCGCGGGGCCTTTCGCCTGCCTGGGATCAAGTAGATGGGCCAGAACGTCGGCCAGATCGCGCTCGAGATAGTCGGCACCGTCGTCGGGGCGTATTTCAATTATCCGCAATTAGGTTTTGCTGCTGGCGCGCTGGTCGGTGGCGCGGCCTTCCCCGTGAAGATTGACGGACCGCACACAAAAAATGTGCAGGCAATGAATGCGTCCTACGGGACGATGCTGCCTTTCGGTTATGGGAGTTTCCGTACGTCAGGGACTCTCATTGAGCAGATACCGATTGTCGAAGCTGGCACAACCAGCGGCAAGGGCGGCCCTTCGGTCACGAGTTATTCGTACTACGGATGGTTCGCGGTCGCTTTGTGCGAAGGTCCGATCACCGATATCCGCAGGCTTTGGGCCAATGGCATTCTGATCTACGACGTGAGCGACAGCGCGACGCCTGCGACGATAGCTGCATCGAATCAATACCGAACAAAGTACCTGACTGTCTACAAGGGCGACTACACGCAGAATCCTGACCCGACGCTTCAATCGTTTCCGCAGAACGGCGTTGGCAACACGCCCGCCTATCGAGGTAGTGCTTACATCGTCTTCCGCGGCATCCCGCTTGCCAATTTCGGCAATGTAGAACCGGCAATCAGTGCCGAGATCGTCACAAGTTCAGTGACTAACCCGCTCGCAAAAATTTGGGAGAACGACTTAACTGGATTTCCGCTGTGGAATGGATCGACCGGCGACTATGTCGGTGTGCCGACCGGCTTTGCTGGCGCGATGGTGAGGATCTATGACCGCTTCAAGACGGCGCCCGGCTTGATTGGTGGGGATGGCAATACCTATCAGCTTTCCGTAACCGACGGCTCGGTGCAGCCGCCTGCGGCACCATCCGACTTCGAAGCCGCAATTCAGACAAACAACATCGATAACAGTCAAAAGAAATTCAAGGACTCCGGCACCTATTACGCCGGCCTTGTAATGCCGCATGCAGCCGGAACTTGCGGCGTCTATTCAACTGGAATAGGAAGCAGACTGAACATTCTGACCGGTCCGACGCGATCGGGGGACTTGACCACTGGCGCCGCTCTTTGGGTAGAAGATTATGCGACGGGGACGCTTCAGACCGACGTCATAGCTTCCCTCAGCACGCCGCCAGGACTCACCGGCACATGGGAATTGATTGCGGTCTTCCCATGCGCCGACTGGCAGCATGTCTGCGTCGTCACATTCGATACGGGCAACTCCAACGCTTGGCTACATATCTTGTCAGTTAGCTCAAGCTTCGCCGTGGCGGAAGTCAGCAGGAACCAGTTCAACCCGTCCAGTGGTGCGACGGCGTTCAGCCAAGTGGGCGGTTATTTTAATAGCAATGGATATGGGGGAATCTCCAACTGGGATGTCGCCATGTTGGAATCAAATCTGACCACGATTTGGTTAGGAAATGCGGGCGGCGCAAATAAGGTCAGTCTCTATAAAATTTCCGGTGGTCAAGTCCTAGCGCCGCAGAGCATCACGGCGTTTACCACTGCGCCGGGCGGCTATCCTGCAATCTTCGCGGACGGCGGGACCTGCTTCTTTACCGACTTCACGCGCTATGCGCTTTTCTCCGTTACCACATCTATCGGTCAGGTACAGCTCTCATCCATCGTCAGCGACATTTGTCAGCGTGAAGGCATCGCGGCTGGCAATCTCGATACGACCGCGCTGACCGATGGCGTATGGGGTTTCGTGGTGGATAGACAGATGACCGGGCGCGCGGCACTTGAGGCGCTGACGCCGGCCTGGTGGTTCGATGGCGTTGAGTCCGACATGAAAGCGAAGTTCGTGAAGCGTTCGGCGTCGCCAGCCGTAACGATCACACTGGACGACATGGGCGCCGAGGTGAACGGGAAGGTCAGCACTCAGCCGCTCGTCTTCACGCGTGGCAGCGAGATTGAGTTGCCGACGCAGATCAACCTGACCTACTACGCGCTCGCCGCGCAATATCAGCAGGGCATGCAGTACGCGCGCCGCATCAGCTCGACTCAACAGAACAATATCAAGTCCATTGATTCCGCGGCCGTAATGGACGACACTGGCGCGGCGGTCGCAGCAGCTATCGTGCTATGGGACGCGATCGCTGGCCGCACTGCCTTCAAATTCTCGACGTCGTACAAGTGGGCGCAGCTCGAGCCGACCGACATTATCAACATCAACAGCGGCCCGGAGCTGTACCTCGCGCGCATCACCCGCAAGACGGAAGCGCTTGGGAAGATCGACTGGGAGGCCTCGGCCTGTGCGCCGGTCTACTCGCAATCTGCAGCGGGCGGCGCGATAAGTTCGATTCAGCCCGTCAACCCGCTGGTGTCGACGACCGCCGTCATCATGGATATCCCGCCGCTCCGAGATCCGGACGGCGCCGGGGCGAATCTCTACGTGGCGATGTACGGGCCGACCGGGTGGCCAGGCGCGACGCTGTTCAAATCGTCCGATGGCGGCGTTTCATGGGTCGCGGGAGTATCGCAAGGGGCGCTCTCGACAGTAGGTAAGTCAACAACGGCGCTCGGCGATTGGCTGGGCGGCAATACATTCGATGAGGGAAGCACAGTCAATGTTCAGATATTGAGCGGCATCACCACCACGCTTTCATCGCTGCCGGAATTGTCGGTCCTGAACGGTGGAAACGTCGCATTGCTGGGCAACGAGATTTTCCAATTCAAGAATGCCGTGTTACTGAGCGGGACGACCTATAAGCTCTCCGGATTTCTGCGCGGTCGTTTCGCGACGGAATGGGCTGCGACCGGACACGGCACCGGCGAAACGTTCGTATTGCTGAGCTCTCCGGGCGTCATCCAGATCCAGCCGATACCGACGGCCGACATTGGGCAGCCGCGAATCTATCAGGCCGTCAGCGCCGGGCAAGCGATCGGCAGCGGAGCACAGCAGACGATCACCGCGAAGGCGAACACGCTGGTTTGCTTTTCTCCCGTGCTGCTGACCGCGACGAATAATGGCGTCGCCGGTGACATTTCGCTGCGATGGACGCGACGCAACCGCATCACCTGGCAATGGTTGCCGAGTGTCGATGTGCCGATGTCCGAGGCGAGCGAGGCCTATACCGTCTCGATCTACAACGGAGCCGGGACCGTCGTCCTGCGCACGATCGGCGTGAGCGGCGTAGGAGTGCAGAACGCGACCTACACGAGCGCGCAGCAGACGACCGATTTCGGCTCGCCGATCGCTGCGCATGGCGGTACGCTGATTTGGGGTGTGCAGCAGGTTTCGGCGGTGACCGGCGCCGGCAACATGGCGAAGATAACGAGCACGATGCCCTAGGAGGCGACTCATGGCCGACAGCACAACAAACCTCGATACCATCGCGACGGCTCAATCGCAAAAAGAGGTCACGGCGAACGCCGAAGACGACGCGGAATCGCCCTCGTGTTTCGGCGGCCGGCGCGCGAGCACCACGACCGGAACAACCTGGGGCTACTACGGCGGCAAGTACATCGCGGGCGGCGCGAGCCCAGCAATTACGATGCTGTCAAATGGCACGATCGCTCTGACGGTCAGCAACACGAACTATGTCGAATTCGATCCGGTCGCCGGCACGGTCAGCGCGAACACGACCGCATTCACGGCCGGACGCGTGCCGCTCTATACCGTCGTGGCGGGCGCCTCGACGATCACGAGCTATACCGATCAACGCTGCTGGGGCGCGCCCTTCAATCCGCGCGTGACTGTCAACGTCGCCGGCAGCTCAAACGTGACGCTGACGCGCGCGCAGGCGAACGCGCAGATCATCGAATGCACCGGGACACTCACCGGAAACATTCAGGTGATCGTTCCGCTCAACCCGGACGAATGGACGTTCTACAACAACACGAGCGGCGCTTTCTCGCTCACCGTAATCGGCGCCTCCGGAACCGGTGTCGTGGTGGCGCAAGGCACGCGCGCAATCCTGTACGCGGACGGAACCAACGTCGTAACGGTCGTCTCCGGCGCTGCTGGGATGACGAATCCGATGACCACCGCCGGCGACATCATCGACGGAGGATCCAGCGGGACGCCGCAGCGTCTGGCAATCGGCAGCACGGGGCAGTCATTGATTGTGGTGGCCGGCGCTCCCGCCTGGACTTCGACTACTCCACCGGTCAACCCGCAAACCGGTACGACCTATACGCTCGTGCTGGCCGATGCTCCGGCTGCATCCGCTAACCAAGGCATCGTCACGATGAACAACGCGTCGGCCAACACGCTGACGATTCCGGCCAATGCATCGGTCGCCTTTCCGGTCGGGACGGTGATATCAGTCATCCAACTCGGAGCCGGGCAGACCACTATCGCGATCACGACGGACACGCTGAACAATCCGAGCTCGGTCACGGCACGCGCGCGCTATTCGACGCTAGTTCTCACGAAAGTGGCGACCACTGTTTGGGTGCTAGGCGGAGACATGACGTGATCCCAGCGGTCACCAAGTATCGCGTTGCAGGCGTACCAGCGATAGCCTTGCTGCACTTGGACGGGACCAATGGCTCAAGTACTTTTACTGATGTCTATGCAAATACTTGGACCGGCGTAAATGGTGCAGTACTTTCGACCACTCAGGCCAAATTTGGATCATCTTCTCTCGCAACTTCAAATCAGAAGAGGATTAGCACGCCGAATACAGGGCAGTGGGCTTTTACAGGTGATTTCACCGTCGAGATGTTTACTTTTCTCAATACTCTTCCGGGAGCTTTTTGCGCATTCGTTGGAAAGAACGCAATAGGAGCATTTTGGATTCTCTGGCAGCTCAATGCAACGAATAAACTTCAATTCCAAGCAGGCACAAGCGGCGGATCATATGGGTTAACTATCACTAGCGCGGCTGCTCTTAGTACGAGTGTTTGGCAACATCTCGCGATGGTAAGAAGTGGCAGCACTATTACGGGCTACATAGACGGCACCTCATTTGGCAGCGGTTCGCTCAGCGGTACTCTATCCACCGATACTGCAGCACTTCTTATTGGCGGCGACGTTGCTTCCGTAGGGCAGAACTTCGACGGATTCATCGATGAAATACGTATCAGCAACGTAGCACGCTACACATCCAACTTCACGCCGCCGGCTGCGGCGTTCACTTTCTGAAAATGCCGACCACTCAAGGCTACGATCCGGGTTTTGTAGGCGCTGCCTACGAGGCGCCGAATTATCTGCAGGACACGCAGCGCTCAGTCAATTGGTACTGCGAAATTTCGCCCGATCCTCATGCAAAGGAGCCTATCGGCCTGCTCGGCGCGCCCGGCACGCTGGATCTGGTGACGCTGCAAACCGGCAAACCGGTGCGGCAGGCTTTGGTGCTTCCGGGCGGCACCAAGGCTCTCGCCGTGTGCGGGGCCAACGTC